GTTTGTTCTTCTAAAGTCATCTACAAACTGCTGGAAGTATTCATACTTTAGAATAAAAACTTCTCTTTTCTTTTCATTCTCAGAACTGAAGTGTTCCATGACGGTAACTGGTCTGCAAACTTCATTGCCATTCTTGGTTACATATGCTCCGTTAGAAAGTAAGAACTTATGCTGACCATTGTAGAATGTTTCATCTACATGTAATCCCTCTGGATACTGACCATACTCATACGTTTCGTAGTGATGTATTGTTCCATAAGGATCATCATATTCAGATTCAATGAGTTTTGTTAGTTCAAAGTTTGATAGTGGCCAATCAAATTGTGCATTCACTACGTTATTTGATAGCAATACTACCCAATCATACATCGAGTCTCCATAAAACTCTTTTGCTACATGCTCTGGTCTCTCTCTATCTTTAATGGAATATAGATTAAAGAAGACAGCACTCTCAAATATATTTTTGTTTAACTGATATCTTCTGAAGAAGTTCTTTGCAATAGTTATATCAGATTCTGTGAATGGATATCCAATAGGTTTGATTGGGTATTGAATATTAGGAACTAGAGAAAAATACATCAGTGACCTCCGTGAAGCTTCTTATTCTTTCCAATTTTAATTGTGCTTGCTGTCGTTGGTCTAATGTCTTCTCTGTATACAAGTTTGAGTTCTTTGAATGACAATCTCAATTCGGTTGCGACAGGATAACCATCTCTAGTTACCACATATTGACCATCTGTTGTGTAGTTAACGTCAACTCCAGTTAAAGCACAAGTTTTATATTGTGGTAAGTATGGATGTAGATCACCTCCCTTCATGAAAGCAAATTTAACTACACTAGGCACAGTGATGAATCCTACTTTAGTTGATGCATCACCAAAAACATTTAACACGCCACCTTTTTGTGCCTTTCCTCCCTGTTGTCTACCAGGAATACCAAAGGTTGGGTGTAAGCATAGTTTAAATGTCCTTACAATTTCATAGATGATCTCTGCTTCTTCTTTATTGTTGGGAATAAGTTTAAAAGTAAAGTCGATTGTCCTCATGTGAGGATTTCTGTATAGCAATTCTGTGTTGGGATTTAAAATAACACCAGCTGAAGAAGCAAACAAATCATTTCTACTTAGTTGTTCTCCTGTTGCCGATGCAATTTGGTCTCTAATAAAATCCGCTCCAGAAATTTCTGGCATTCTTGTAATAGCATTGCCTAGGTTTGATAATTGACCTGCTAAAGCTTTGCCAACTTCTGCTCTTCTTAATGCCATTCCTCCTCTGATCTTAGCAACAGCGGTGTTGCTAAAGGATTGGTCAGACCACTCTGCTCCATAAGTCGATGAAATATCTGGTGGCATGTAAAGAACGACTTGATTAAGTTGAGTGTCTACACTTAAGTTAGTAGTAGCAAGGTTATATTCTTCTACACTCTCAAATTCTCCACTATCTTGCAGAGTTAATGATCTAGCAAGATTTAATGAACCAGATCCACCCCTACCTAGAGGTGCTTCATAACGATAAAACTGAAACAGCATGTATTCTGTGTCATCAAGTTTTGCATCGCTAGGATATCTTAAAGACGACTTGTGTGCATCATTCCTATCATTATCTCCTAGCTTTGCTTTCGTAGCAACTGTAAATGATATTTGTTCTGGACCTAATAAATCATCTTTTACATCTCTCCACCTTTGCCAGTTATCCGAAATAATATCAAGTGCTCCACTTATAAGTGGGTTATCTTGATTTTCATCCACCCACTTGGCAGCAGCTTCGAAATTGTTTTCCAGTCCCAGGGTTCTAAACACGCCCTGGATTGGAGTAGGCAATGATGTAAACCACCCATTGCTTTGAGAACTACTTACTTTGTTCTCATCAACTGTAGTTTCTTCTTTTACTTGTTGCGATACTGGCTTTGGATCTGCCATTACTTTTGCTGACCTCTAATTTTATCGTAGAACGTTTCATTAGTATCTTCCCAGACAGTTTTTTTGTCTATAGGAAAGAACATACCATTAACATTTTTCACAAAATCCTCAGTAGGTAGTAGAATAGCACTATCCCATTCTACTGTAGCGAGGTCAATATATATTCCATCTTCAACGTGGGCGTGTAGGTATTTATGGAAACATGCTTTAGGAATATCAATTTGTCCCAATAATAATTTTTTGGTTGCGATCATTCTTTTTTTGGGTTGCAAATAATGCAAGTTTACACCCCAAAATTCATCCTTACTTGACTTTAGAACATATACTAGAGGAAATCTGTCATAGTAAGGCAACCATCGCATCTTTGCCTTGTATTCAAACATGTATAAATGTTTTTCTACAGTAAAACGACGCAATGAATTGACTTTTTGCTCTACATCTTTATCATAGTGCTCAAAGTTTTTCTTATAGTTACCAGCTTCTTCTTTTACTGCTGATCTATACCATTTTAGGGATTTTTTTTCTCCCTCGCTTTTAGTTTTTATTTTATCAAATAATGTTTGATAATCGTCTGTCGGAAGATTTCTACTTCTTCGAACAGTTGTTGTTCCGAAACCTGATGCCATTGTTATACTCCTAAGTGATCTTCGGTGAGTATTAAGAAGTTCATCTGCCTGTCTTCACAATACTCACGCGCAGCGGACCACTTTGCGTAGTTCTTTGCGTATGTCAGAGCAGCATTACGATAGGCAGCAGTTTTTTTGTTTTTGTCATTCGGGGGTGTAGTTTGTTTCTTGGGTTTAATCTCAATAATATATTTGGTGATAGCACCAGTCTTTTCACGAACCTTGATATAGAAGTCTGGAAAGTATCTCCTCACTCTACCATCGGGAGCACGATAGGGTATGATTACCTCTTCGCTCCCCCACTCTATTATTGACGGATTATTATCACAGAACACCATGAACTTTCGTTCCCATAATGATCTATAGATAACACGAGTTGGATTTCCACGATACTTGCCAGGATTGATTGGTTTATACAATCCAGAGTATGCCATAAATATAGTTGGACCAACATAGGTATTTAGCGTGTCTATAGACAACTTCTTAAAAAAGATTGCTGATCGTGGTGGTATTGCATCAAGCAATAACTATGACGTGCAGTTTAATTTGACTGGAGAAGTTAAAAATGCCGTTAAAAATTATTATGATGCAGAAGTAATCAAATTACTCTGTGATGAGGCACAACTTCCAAACGTGAGCACTGCAACTAGTTCAATTAAAGGTAGATATCTTGGGGAAGGTGACGTAAATTATGCATCTGCTCGTGTGTTCAGCACATTTCAACTTGGATTTATTCTTACTGCTGATTTGATGCCTCTCAAGTTTCTTCAATCTTGGAATGACTATATCTTTGGTGAACATGATGCTAAACCATTGAGAAATAATAGCACTGAGGGATTGCGAACCACTGATAGATTGGACAAGCGCAGATCAGTGAAATTAGCATATCCAGATGAATATAGATGTGAAGTTAGGGTTATCAAGACTGAGCCTGGTCCAGATAGTATGGATGAGAGAGGTAGTATTGTATATGTGATGGAAAATTGTTGGCCATCAGAAATTGATGCAGTTCCTCTTGCATATGGAAATAACCAAGTAACAAAAGTAACAGCGCAATTCCAGTATGAAAGACACTATATCATTAACAATGATTTAAAAGGAAGACAATATAGACCTCCAAAAGATTCAATGATACGTCAAAATTGATTTTTCAATTCCATAAAATGGGGAAAATTTTTTCCGCCAATTTTTGGGTCAAAAAGTCGCGCTAAATATTATCACTGAACGAGAACATCATGGCATTACCGAAGATTGGTTATCCTACTTACAGTATTACTGTGCCTTCTACAGGCAAAAGCATTAAAATTAGACCATTTACAGTAAAGGAAGAAAAGGTTCTTCTACTTGCATCCGACGAAGGAGATGTAGAGGGTATTAAGGATGCAGTCACTACTTTACTTGAAAACTGCATTGTAACTAGAGGTGTAAAAGTTGTAGATTTGGCATCTTTTGATTTAGAGTATATTTACCTTAAAATTAGATCGGTGTCAGTTGGAAATACTGTAGAATTTGTGGTTACTTGTAGAGATGATAACGAAACAACTGCAAATGTAGTTATTGATCTTGGTGATGTAGAAGTTCAGTTTCCTGACGGACATGATAAAAAAATCATGCTAGATGACGAAACTGGTATTATTATGAAATATCCTGGATTTGACACTTTCATCAATGTGTCGATTTTGCGTAATATTAATAATGATGAAGCAATGGACATAATTGCAGATTCTATCGATCAAATTTTCCAAGGCGAAGATGTATACGATAAGTCAACTACGACTAAAAAGGAATTTAAGGAATTTGTTGATAATTTGACTAGAGAGCAGTTTGAAAAATTTACAGCATTTTTCGAGACTTCACCAAAATTATCACACACTTTTGAAGTTGAAAATCCAAAGACTGGAGTTGTTAGTGAGTATGTAATTGAGGGTCTAGCAAATTTTTTCGGGTAAGTCTCTTCCACATGAACCTGGAGGGGTATTATAAAACTAACTTTGCCTTGATGCAGTTTCATAAATAT